TTACGTTACCACTTACAACAACTTGGTCTACGCTTGCCGATTGTGCAAAATTAACCAAGGATGCACCAATTACAAACTTGTATTCGTAAAACAAAACTAAATCAAGTGTCATTGAAGCAGTCGTACGAATTTTAAAAGTTATATTCGTGTCGCATCCTACCGTGTCCTGAATAGTACACACAGTAAAAAATCCTACACTGTCACGGGTCAAAGTTTGAAATAAATTACCGTCTTGATATACGTCTAAATAAACCGTTCCTAAAGCACTTTTCGCACTTATATACATATTATAACTGTGCGTTGCAGCAAGTAATCCAGTAGTATCTTCGTTTACTATATCTATTGAATCCGTAGTTACGTTTATTCCACCCGTTATACTTAAGTTGCCTATCGTTGAAGTAATTGCGTTTATTGTTACGTTTTGCGCTTCACTTATCCAAGCGTATTCGTTCGTGTTTTTGGCGTATAAATATACTTCAGTAAATCGCGGGTCGGTTAAAAAGTTTCCCGTAAAGGTAACCCCGTAATCATTTGCAATTGCTTGAAATATTTTACTAACTCTTACCGCGGGAAATAGTTCATCGTATTGTATTGCGTGTGCGTTTTGTGTTACGTTTTCAGTGCCTTGTCTATATTCCCATACTCGGTTACTTGCAATTAACGGATATCGAACATCGTAATTACTTGCCGTATCAGTTATACGGTCGTAAATTTCATTCGCAGTAAACGCAAACTCTAAACCGCTTAAATCTAATAAGTTTAATTTATCTTCGCCGAATAAATCTTTGAGCGTTCGTATTTCTCCGTAAAAAGTTATTTGATAGTTTTCAGGTAAGCCGTTTTTTATATTCGCCTTTTCAATTGATATTTTACCACGTCTAAAAGTAGTTAAGTCTATTTCTATTAATGCGCTCCTTCTTATATTGTAATCGAATAACGTAGTAGGGTCTAACGGATCACCAATATCGGACTGGTAAAAATGTTTGAATATTTTATTGTTAACCGTTGAAGCGGGAACAGTAAAGCTTTGCGAAAAATCCGTAAATACTTTTGAAATATCGCTAATGTTTTGAACGCTCGAAGTAACGTTAATTTGTTCGTCTTCAAATAGTTCAACCTTTTGACCTTCAATATAAAGTTGTACTTGCCTCATATTACGTTGTTTATTGCATTGAAAGCAAAATCAAACTCTAAAGTGTAGTTAATCATTTTTTGATTTATGTTTTTGAATAACTCGGTTTGCTTCGTGTTAATTTTAGCGGGTAAACTATTTAGTAATATTCGTTCGCTTGCCATCAGTTGTTCAAGTAAATCATTGTAGCTTTCAGTTACCCAGTCCGTATTTACTTTAATGCTTCTTTTTGCCGTTGTGTTAAACACCTTTCTTTGACCTTCTAACGTATTGTAATTAGGGAACGTGCTTTGCATTAAATTGTATTCCGTGTTTTCAACGCTAAATATATCGTTACTTGCAGCGAAGAAATACGTTCTTTGCCAGCATCCATAACGGTTTACAAAGTCGCATAAAACAGGCGTATATCTACAAAGCTCGAACGGTTTAAAATAACCAGTCCAGACAGTAACATCACTACCTAAAATATTTATAATTATTTCTAACTTATTTCCAGCAGAATAATAATTTTCATAAACCCTCGGTACGTCTAAAATTGAATTGTTTGTTAAGTTTTGCGTGAATGTAGCAGCCGTTACCAAGTTGGTATATTTCGCTTTGTACGTTGTCAAAGTTTTAACCATTATATGACCCGCCCTTCTACTTGAATTTGTACTTGGGCTTGTGCCATCGTAGTAATAAAAAAACGTTCCCTCGTCGTGTAGTATATCGTACGTAGGAAAATAATTACTACCGTTTTCGTACCAACCAAAACCGTCATAAGCAACGTATGAATTTGTACTTAATAAGGTATATGTACCGCTGTCTAATTTGTACCTTTTCAATTGAACGTTGCACCATTGACTTGTATCAGTTGCGGTAAAAGTATTATAAATTTCTTGTCTTGTATTCCACGTAATGTACTCACGAATATACGGACTTACATTATAATACGTCTTTACGTTGTTTGAAGCGGGTATTAATTTACTCAAAGTGTAAGTAGGGGTTGCGGGTGCGCTTCCCGTACCGTTCCAAATAAATACTTCTAATTTAGAACCGTCTTGTCCAGTTTCGGAAATTTCTACTATATAAGGTGAACGTGCGAAAATACTCATTTTTTAGTCTTTAAATTTTCATCTAATATTTGTGTTAAAAGCTTTTCAGCGTCTAAACCATACTTATCTATTAACGTGTCGGGTAAAGTTTTGTAGGCGGCTTCAAATGGCTTAGTAAAAAATAGGCTCGGTCGTATTCCGTATTTGAATATACTTCGAGCTATTGCAAATTGAATTCCTTTTCTACTTTGAAATTGTCCAGTAACATTTCGGGGTGCTATTCCTTTTTTTACAATCCATTTATCCAGCTTACTTGGTGGTGGCATTTTAGTAGTGTAGGAATAAGGCGTGTCAAATTTACGCTCCGTTCCTGAAACCCCTTTATCCTGAAAGTTACCGTACGGCTCCATCTCGAAATAAATACCTATTGAATTAGGCATCTCTTTAACGTTGCCTTTTATTGAATTGCTTAATTTACCACTTGAATTTTTACCCATCCTTTGTAAATTGGCTTTCGCTTCAGCTACTACCAAATCGCGAAACTTTTCAAGCGCCTTTAATCTTTCACTCATTAACAAACGGTCATTTCGTTAGGAACTAAAATATCGAAGGTCATAGTCCAACCAGCTAAATAATTCTCGAACCTTTCAGCGAACGCTTCTAATGTAGGGTTACCGTCTACTTGAAAAGCATCAGTAAATAAGTCACCTCGTCGAAGTTCTTCGTATAGCCTATTAAGTACTGATAGCATAGTATTTAGTACGTATATCTCATTATCGTTGCCGTCAAATACATTTGTATCTTCGTCTTTTGACTTGTTTACAATATCCATTGCCATAACGCTTACGTTAAAACGAATTATATTGCTTTCAAACGTTGCGTTGTTTACTATAATATGACACAACGGAAATATAGTTTGTTTAGCTAAATCAACCGCAAATATATCGCCTTGCGTTACCGTGTTAATAAACGGATCGTTATCTAAATTGCTTTTAAGCGTGTCAAGTATCGTGTAATAATTAGCCATTTTTTGTCATTCTTTTAATTTCCCTTTCTTCTATTTCTCGTTTTTGCTTTTCGTATGTAAGCCATGTAAGACACTTTCGAACTCCCAGTCTGGTAACTTCATCAAATTTTGTAAGGTCGCCTTGAGCAATTGCATAGATTGAATTATACCATCCCCATCTTTTATTAAATTGCGCTCTTTCGCTGAAGTCGTTAACTTCTTGTTCGTCTTCAGTTGGTTCTCCAAATAAGTAAGCGTATGTTGAACTAAGTCGTTTCCTAAACTCGAAAAAAAAACCGTTGCGCCCATGACAACATTTAACGGTGCGTATTTCATCAGCTCCGAAAATTCATCCGTTCCCGTGTATTCAAATATTTCGTACCGCTCTTTGTGTTTCTTTGTGATAGGTCGGTACATTACCGCCATGGCTTTGTGAAAAGTTTCTACATTTGAAATATTACTTTCAAGATCAATGTATTCCCCGAAACTCATATCTTCTAAATTAGGGATGAAACCGAATTCAGTATCTTGAATTTTAAACGTAGCTTGAAATTTAGGCTTCGCTTTGAATATTTCGTTTAAATGTACGGTTAACTCTTTTACGTCGCTCCATTTTACTTTAACAACGTCTTTCATTTGTAAGCCGCAAAATATCTCGATAGTCTTTTGACCTATAAATTCTTCGTCGTTTGACTTTTCAACCACCCGCATAAATTCCTGATAACTCTTTAACGGTATTTCACTTAATGAAGTAGGTATTACAATTTCTGTTTTCATTCTATATATTAACTTTTAATTCGTGTTTTTGTAGTTTGTAAAGATAATTCACACTATTTGCATACTTGAACGGGTGCGAAATATTATTTATTTACCAAATGTGATACTTACCGTAGTTACTATTCATTCCTAACGTTTCCATTTCATGATAGCGCAGCGCATCAATAGCGTGATTGTTCGTGTCAATCGGTTTGTTTAAGCGTGTGCCTTGCTTATCCGTGTCCCAGCAATACGCCCGAAGTTCCTTAATTAGGTTGGTGCTATTTGAAGTAACTAAATACTCATTACGTTGCATAACATCTATACCGTAGTTTATTGAATCCTTGCCCTTTGTAACGCCTTTAATTGTTATTCCGTAGCGTTTTATTTCTTCAATGCTTTTAGGTTCGCTTGAATCAGCGTAAACGGGTACGTGTTTCGGTAGTGCGTTTGCAATATCACTATTCAGCATTCCTGTTTGATACTTCAATTCGTTTATTATTCGTTGCCCGTTGTAATTGTATATTTCTATTATTGCAGTAGGATCGTTCGTGTAACCGAAGTCTAATCCAATTCCTATTAAATTCGCTTCTTTAGGTAGTATATCAATAGTTTTCCAATTACTAAATATAACGCCTTCTAACATTCCTATTTCGCCTAATCCGTATACCCTCCACCAGTTAGCCCAGTATGCGCTTGTTTCGGCTTTTAAACGGTTCTTTTCTATTTGTTGTACAATACTATTGTCAAGTGCTTCGTTGTCCTTGTACGTGAGAATTAAGAAGTCGCTGTCTTGTTCGTCTTTTAGTTCAGTATGCACCCAAAACTCATTAGCGGGGTTAAAGTCTAAATAGATAGCTTTCTTTGTACGTATCGCAAGTTCGTTATAAGACTCAAAGGTTACGTTGTTACATTCGTTTATATATAGAACGTCACGCCTTGCACCCCGTAATTTAGAACTGTCATCAGCGCTAAAAAATTCAAATGTACTTCCGTTTAAAAATTGATAGGTTAATAACGATTTGTTAAATTGGTTTTCGTGCCATTTATTCATCCACTTCATTAGCTTAATAAAGTCTTTTAAAGCACCCCTACGTAAATGCGGAATACTTTCAGCAACTACGCTAACTTCAAGCCCGTGTATTGCAGAAGCACGCGCTATTAAAACGGATAATATTCCGTACGTCTTGGCAGCCGACGTGCCGCCCTGAATAATACGAACTCGCTTTTTAAGTTTAAGTATTTTATTCGTCGAAGTCGTCCGCAGAAACATCAGGAAATATAGGTTGTTCTAAAATCGTTTGTTCAATTTGTTGTAAAGGCGCACCGTAACCGCTATCCATTAAAGCCTTATATGCTGCTACATCGCCTTCACGTGCTTTTTTAATTAGTGCTAAAGTCATTAAATCTTCTTGACTCATTGTTTCTTCAGCACCCGTTAAAGGGTTCTTTAACTTTTGATTTACCTCCAGCCAGTACTTTGCTATTGTGCTTCTATTCTTTGCTCCTTTAGGTCTGCCGTTAGGGTTTCCGCTTTCGCCTTTTTCCCAACGTGGTTCTATTTGTCCTTTGCCTGCCATTGTACGTTGTTTATTCGTTGTTTATTTAAACTCCTTTAATCGGAACATTTACTTTTTTTGCATTTAATAAATCAGTCATTTTTCTTGGTGGTATTCTATATTGAATTATTTTTTTACCCCACTTTAACATTATCTGTTTACAATATTCTATTTCTTTTTCTTTACTTCTATAACTTACAATACCACCTTTATTATCTCCGTGTTCACATTCATACGAAAACTTATTTAATCTTAATACTTTTTTATATTTATGTAATTGTTGTAACGCCATATCGTAATCGTCTTTAGTTCCTACTCTTTTATCAAATTTTAATTCGTGTTTTAAATGCGCTTGAAAAGGACCTAATATTATTTTAGATAAATTAAATGGATTATATTGTTTATATGATAATGGGTCTGTATTTTGATTTATTCCCCACATTTTGCATTTAAATTCTTCACATAAAATAAACCCATTTTTAAAAAAATCATTCAATTGGTTTTTATTTAATACTTGTTTTATAGGTTTATTATTTTCTGATTCAAAATAACATATTTCTCTAACATCGTCGTCAATCATTATTAAAGGAAATTCTACATTATTTAAAATCCAATTGCGTTTTTTTATTATATCTCCGTCTTCGCTATCGGGCAAAGTAATAACCCTGTCTTTTCCAAGTTCTTTTATATATTCGTCTTTTTGACTTTCGGGAACACAATATTTAGCCATAAAAAAATAATCTTTACCTTTTAAATCGTGGCTTCTTTTGTAACTTGGTATTATTATATTCATATAAAATTTTTACCATTTATAACCCTACCTAAACCAATACTTTGTCCATTCATTGTAACGTGATGTTTTACTTTATTTAATCCATACACTTCCTGAGCAACTTCCCAATCCATAGCATTATCAAAATACAAAACAATATAATTATGTTCTAAAAGTAATTCTTCGCTGAATTCAATTTCTCCAATATTTGGAATGTCTTTTGTTTCTTTAATTGCATCTAAATCAACTGGCAAATCTAAACTCCAATCGTCTAACTTTTCTACGTCCCATTCATTCGCTAAACTATCCCAGTCCCATTCTCCAAAACCTACATTATCTTTAATTAAAAACTCTGCTTTTTGTTCTTCTGTCCACTCATCTGCAACAATAACAGGAATTTCTTTGTATTTTAATTCATTTAACGCTTTTAAACGCATATTACCGCCTAAGACAACGTATTTATTATCTACATCAGTAAAAACCACTAACGGGCGTTTATTTAGCATATCAGGAAATTCTTGAATAGACTTAACTAACTTTTGAAATTTTCCGTCTTTTATTATTCTTGGGTTCTTCGGGTTTGGTTTAACCTCACTTATCTTTACTAACTTCATTTAATTTTTCTTCGTAAGTTGTTGAACATACCGCTAAACGTTGGTCTATATCTTCATATTCAAAAGTCATTGTATCGTTAGTCATGCACCTTTGAACGAAGTCTTTTTTGCTTTCGTCTTTTCGTGGTTTAGGAATTGGCATCTTCGTACGTGTTAAATAGTATTTCTAATTTATTCATTACATCACGTAGACAACTACCGCAGCTCGTTGGTTGCATATTTACTTTAAATACTCTATTATAAATTCTTAATAGTTCCTTTTGTTCGGTAGGCTTCATTGAATAACGTGTTTCAGAATACCATTCTTTTAAATATTCGTATTCGTCTTTTAGTAAACATTCAGGTTTACGATACGGAAATAAAGCGTTTAACTTTGCTTTGCGTTCGTCGCACCCGCAGTCTTCACCAAGTAACCATTTAGCAACCTTTGATACTCCCGTAGCTTCTAAGACCTTTTCTACTGTGTCCCCTAATCCTTCGCTTTTAGCCGCTAATATTTCGGCTTTTGTTCGTCTTTTTCTTGTCATGTTTTTATTTTATAAGTTCATAATCTTCGTTAATTAAATCT